TTCGACGCCCGAATATCCCGCTCTGCATCTGCAAGGGTTCCAGCACCGGACATGATCGCATTGCCAAAGTAATTTAGATCGGCAACCGTAGCCGGGCGACCTAGTGCGCTCATAAAGATGTTGTTGATCTGCCCCGGCAAAGCCTGACTGTCGATATTTGCCCCGCTCAGAAGGCCACCGCCACCGCCAGAGACAACAGCAGGTTGAAGCGGCGTTGTGGCTTGAGGTGTAGGCGCTGGAGTTGGGACCGGAACCATCCGCTGTGCTTCAGGTGACGACGCGATTGCCTGCTGAACGTCTGCAAGGCTCCCGCCCCCAGACATGATAGCGTTGGCAAAATACATCAGCCCTTCCATATCAGCCGGACGGCCAAGTGTGGACTCATAAATGGCGTTGATTTGACCCGCCAGCGCCTGTGTGTCGATTGCCATGTCAATTACCCCAAAAGGCCGCGAATGCCAAAGATGGACCGCTTGAATATCTCATCATCCCACTTGCCGCGATGCGTTTCCGCTGGTCTTTGCACCCACGACATATCTTCCTTCGCGGCGCCAGCTTTTGCAAGTGCGCCACCCAATGATGCCAGTGCGCTGCCGATACCTGCTGCTCCTGCTGCCGGGGCATCAATGGTTGGAGGCAACGAAGTCAATGTAGCAGAACCGCCACTCGTATTTGGAGGCGACCCGGCAAATGCTGCGCCATACTGTTGCTCCGGTGCTGCAAACGCTGGCTGGTAAGGCCGAGGCGTATCGAAACCAACGGAGAATGGTTCTGCACGGCCACCGCCGATTAGTCCACCAGTTGCCTGCGCAAGAAGGCCAGCCGGAGGATCGCTTGCAAAAGCATCTGGTGAACGGGCTGGAGGAGGTCCAAAAAGAAAATTGGCAGCTTGCCCTGCAAATCCGGTTGGTGCTTGCGCTGCCGCTGTTTGTTGTGACGTTCCCTGTTTAACGCCGGAAAAATAATCCCCTCCGGCCTCGACCTTTGTCATCGACCGGATAAGCTTATCCATAACCGACTGATTGCTAAAATCAAGCGGCGCATTGGGGTCTACTCCAACCGCTTTAGCAACCACGTTTACATAATTTCTAGTCGATCCGGGCTTATTCGTCGGGTCAGATTGCGGCGAATACCTATTAAGGATTGAGCTAACCGTATTGAACCCACGATTACCGTATGACTGGAGAAGGTTCCCCATTGCATTAAAGCCGGATTCCGGCGTGTCAAAGATAGCAAACCGGCCATCGCTCCCGACATAACCCGGCATCTTTTGAGTAAATGGAGATGCTTCTAAGTTCCCCGGATTGTTGTTTCGGACAGAACGTGGAAGACGCTTCCTTTGGTCATCCATAACGCACCCATTGCTTGTCGATCTCGGCGTCGATTACAGCCAGACGGCGCAGCATCTCTGCTCGCTTCTCACCTGTCAGGTTATACACCCGTTTGCGATTGTCATCCAAATAGGCCGTGCAATCCCAGCAATCGCGGCCTGTCTTCTCGCCAGCATCGTAGCCGGGCGGCATGATTGCATCGACTGACTTGAGGTACTCAAACACCTGCTCCTCAGTCCAATCCTGTATCGGCATCACATACTCAATGCCGTCAACTATACGCCCATGCCGTGCCGCAGACTTGCGACGGTCATCGTTGCGCTGGCCCTTCATCAGGTACTTGATGCCCAGTTTCAGACACCCATTGTACAGGGGCAACCAGATATTCGTGGCGCAGCAATCCATGTTCGACTGCATCAACTGGTTGTCGTTGCCGCTGATGATCTTGCCAATGAGGGTATTCTCAACCGGCAACACATCAACAGGCCAGCCGCGTGCTTTGATGTTGCTGGGCTGGTCAGATTTAATGTGGACGAAATGCGGGAGGCGCTTTTTCCAACCCTCCATATATTCAACCATCTCAGGATACGCTGCGCCCGTGTCCAGCCAGACGACATACAGATTGTCCCACCTGTGCTTGTTAAGGTACAGGCAGGCCAAACTGTCTTTGCCACCGGAAAACTGGAGGGCAGTATCAATCATAGAGACGCCAGCGTTCCAAGGATTGACACGGCAGACGACGCAGCACCAAGACCTGTCATCAGGCCGCTGCCCGACTCGCCACCAGATTTCGTCTGCGTGTTGGTCTGCCCATATGGCGTGATGCCGAGGGCTTGGATCGGTATCTGCAACTGCTGCAACGGAAACTGCTGCTTTTCAGTATACAACTGTTGCGCTGCTGCGAGCTCTGCCTGCTGCTGCTGCTGGATAGCCGTCTGTGCTGCAAGTGCGCCAGTTGCTCCGGTGAGAAAAGATTCCTGTCCTGTTTGTGCAAGGTTGCCAAGCGTCTGCGCGCCAGTCAGGCCAAGACCGGCACCAGATATACCCGCAGCCTGATTGTAGCGTTGCGCGTCCATCCGGCGAGCCATGTCAGCCTGTGCCGCAGCTTGTGCCTGTGTGAAGTTCTGAGCGTTTAGCTGTGCCGCAAGTTGCCCAGCCTGTTGCTGTGCTGCTGCGTTGACGACGCCTTCTTGGATGCCGAGACGCGATCCACCGAATGCGCGGGCTTTAACCGCAGCCTCTTGTGCCGCGTTCAGCCCGGTCTGCCGCTGTTGGTTGAGCGTATCAAGCGAAGTGTTGAGAACCGCTTGCGTATACGGGTTCATGTATGGCGACAGATCAGTGCTGGACAACTGCCCTGCCGAAACCTGCGACGGCTGATATGCGCCAGAGGTTGCAGCCATCTGCTGAGCTTGTGCAAACGCAGGCTGTGCCATCGCGTAATTGTTGGCTATGGCCCCGATGGTGTTAACCTGACCGGGAGCAAGGGCCGCTACACGTTGGCCTTCATACGGGCCGGGCATGAACTGCGACACGTCATAAGCGGCAGACAGGTTACGCTGTCCAGCAGCCTGCACCCATTCCGGGATTTCAGTTTTATTAACGACCGTCTGGGGTCCACCACCACCGCTCATGTTAGGCTCCTCGTATAAACTGTGTGGGTCGATTGCCAACCAAACTGTGGCTCGAATTTCTCCCAACCCTTACGGGCTGTGGCCTGCATATAATTGCACTCATGCTTGCGTGCGAATTTCTCAACCTTGTTGTGCAACCGTACCACAGACTTGAGTTCACCGGCAGCTAGAAAAATGTTGAGGTAACGCTTCTGTGGGCATTGCACAATTTCAGTGATCGCTAAAGCTTCTGCGTTATGGAATATCTGGAACCGTCCATGCTCCAGACCGTCCACAATGTCTGGCACGGAATAACCGCCGCCACCATGCTCCAGTGCCCGCTCAAGCCTTGCTATGAGATGTGCATATTCCATCAATATGTCGGAGCTCCGGTCTGACCAAGTGGAACGGATGTCGTCGTCAACACTCCAGCGTCGGTAACTTCGACACGCCACACGCTGCCGTTGGGCGCACGCAACAAAACGCCACTGACAGCTTCCGTCGTGCTGACCGTGCGCGAGAACAGCCGCTCCAACAGGGAAAACGAAAACCGAAAATACTCGCGGTCGTAACCTGTCGGCGGCGTAGGTAAGTTAACAATCATCGCCCACCCCCTGCTGTCATCTCAAGGCGCATTTCGCCAATTGACCACTCGCCATCCTCGGTCGCGGCAACCTTGACCCTGAAGTCACGCCCGGATACCCGCATGTCTGTGTAGCCTGACGCCCTTGGGAAGTATGGGCCGCTGGTCGTCTCGGCGCCCTCTGGCGTGTATGAGGAGAAGAACGTCAACTGCGTGCTGTCGTAGGCGTAACCGCTGTCAGTGATTGCCTGCCTGACGTGGCTGATGGTGTTGCCGTTTTGCACGTTGATCGAGCCAGTTTCAGCAAACCGGGCTGTTGTGATCGGCACACCGGCAGCAGTCCAGCCACTTTCCTGTTGATAAATATCGTTTTCTTCATCTGACGCCAGAGGAAACTGGAACACGCCGGAACCACAGGCTGCTGTGCGCGTCATGGTGTCCGTAATACCCCACCATTCTTCAGCGTAGTTGAAGTACACGCATTTGTCGGGAACAGCCGACCCTTGCGACGGATACCAGAACCATGCTTCAGGGAAGATGTTGTTCTCGGAACCGTGTGTCCACAAGCCGCCAGTTTGCGGGTCCACATCTTCAAAGACATAAGAGCCGACAGTGCAAGGCAGCGGGCGAACTGTGCCGCCGTCATACAGGAAGAAGCTTTCCCGGCCCATCCAGACGCACCTGCCAGCAAATGTTGCAAATGCCTTGGCAGCAATCAAGCCGCAGCCAAACCCGATGCGCTCAATCTGGTAGATGAACGGAGCGCCGATGTATCTCATCAGCCACACTTCGTCCTCAGTCCAGATCAGTGTTCCCTCGCGCACAGAGGCGCACATGGTGATCTTGTTCTGGGTATCGAGGTCGAGGAAGCCTGCCGTGTTCGTCGGGTCTGCAAAGTCCCATTCTGTGTAGTCTTCTTGGTCTGACCACGCCACACGCCGCAAGTTGCCGCCTGCACCAATCAGCACAGCATGCCGCTCTGGCGTAACAATGACACCACGGTTGTTTGTCGGGCATTGATCGGCAGCTATGGCGTTTGCCGTACCACCTGTGCCGGTCGTATTTGCCCCAGAATTAGCATAAGTGAACGTCTTCAGCGTTGGTGTTGTTGTGATTGTATATGTGCCGTTCAGAGCGCCGACCGTGTTGCCCGCAATGTCTATGCTCTGGCCAACAGCAAACCCGTGATGGTTGGTCGTGGTTACGGTCGCGATATTGCTGGTTCGAACAATGGTGGTCACAGTGTTGAAGCCGACTTCAGTTGCCGTAGCCTCGTCATCGTTCCAATGCAGCAGACGGCCATCGCTACTTGCCACGGCCAAAATATCGCCACCCCAGTTGTCGATTGTCCATGAGAATGTCGGCAGGAAACTTTGTGTCGGGTCACGAGGATATGTGGGGTCAGTGTCTAGGCCGTAATAGGTGTCGCCATAGTCGCCAGTGCCAAATGCACCGAATACGCCTGCACTAGACCCGGTAAACCCTGCTGGCGTGATGTCTGTGTAGGTTGCGCCTTGCAGAACGAACAGCTTATTCTCACAGCCGATTGCAGCGTAAATGCCGCCGTCATACCCAGCCCACGGGAAGATTGCCCGGATGGTGCTGGACAGTGGGGTTGATGTGATGCGCTCCCACCCGCCAACAGGCAGCAGCTTGCCAGCACGCCACCGGATCAAATTGCCGTCAAAGTATCGGTTTTTCACCTGCAACGGTGTTGCGGCTTTGACGATGCCAGGCGGAATGCTGAGAGGTGCGAGGGCCATTATTTTTTCCCACAAAAGCCTTCACGGCGCGCATTGTTAACCTTCACCTCGGTAATTGTTTGAGGCGTATCCTTGGACGACCACGAAACATCGCGCCAGACGGAGCAGGCGACAAGATCAGTCCCGCCTGTGGCCGTCAGACTCAAGCAGCCGCTCAGGACTAATAGCAGCGGCATCACCAGCAGCAATCGCATCTTGTGTCCTCTTTAATGCCTCGGATGTTGCTTTGGCCTGATACTCGGAAACGGCGTCAGATTTGATCTTAACATAAATGCCGCCAAGGACCACCAGCAAGACGCCGCCGATGGCAATGTACCGCCCAAGTGGGCTGAACAGCAAGGTTATCATGATCCCTCCTCATCCAGACGCTGTTTCCTGAAGTACCAGACTGCACCAGCCGCAGCTATGATGACGAACAGGATCAGGATCGTCGGGCTTAAAGAACCTAAGAGATCACCGCCCTCACGCACCATCGGCATGACTTCCTGAACCACAGCAATCGTACCCAAGCCACCAGCGGCCACAGCCGCGTTGGCTTCCTTTGACTGGGTAATTGATTTGCGCGCTTTTGGCTGGTCAGGTTCTGCGCGGGCCTCATCAGCAGAAATCGGCTTCTCGGTATCAAGGCCACGCCACAGTTTTACTTCTGCTCTCCTGCGACGAACCAGACCCGGCAACTCTTTGCCACCGCCCTTGGTCCATTTCATAAACTCAGCAGGAACTTCGTCGAACTTCTCAGCGTTGACCTTTTTCAGCAGGGTGGACTTGGCAAGAGCGCCAACACCAGCATTGTATGCAAAGTCAACCAGAGCATCGAACTGGCCTTGCGACAGGTCAACCTTGACGTACTTACGCACGCCTTCCTCGTATTGCACCATGTCGCGCTTCAGTATTTCCTCAGCAGCGTCTCGCGTGATCTCTAGGTCGCTGGTGACTATTGGTGAACCAGCCGCAGAGGTGTGGCCGTAGCCAATCGTCCAGACTGCTGCCGGGCATTTATACGCCTTTAGTCTAAGACCCTCGAACTCCTTGACCGTATCCAGACCAGCGGCAGACATTTTCATTTCAGGGCTCCAATCTCAAAGGTCAGGTTAGCGTGATCGGGGTAGTTTATTAGCACTTCGCCTTCAGGGCATTTGTACCGGATGTGCGCCAACAGAGTAGCCCGACCGGGTGACACTCTTGACGGGTTTTCAAGGGTTATCGTGTAGCCAAACTTGTCGATCTTGTCTGTGGCCGGTCCAGAGAACTTGGCTATTGACGGGTTTGCCTGATGGACGATGTACCGGGAATCCCGCACTTCGAGGTAAAACTGCTCAACAGAGCAGTCGTCTCTTATCTTCCTGCGGGCCGCAACAACAGCAAACTCTCCATCCGCTGGGCCGTGGCTAATGCTGAAATGTTCGCCTGACCACTCAAGGATCGGTTTCTTGAATAGGCCAAGCTTGTCTGTCGCTGTGTATCCGCCGCCAATCATCGCAAACAGAGCCGTCACGGCTCCGATGGATTTTGTTGTGCGGTCTATATCAAGCATTGCTGTTACCTAGCTCGTGAACACTGCAAGAATGAACAACCCCACCATGATCGCTAACGCTGCCAATACAACAAATCCAAGCTGGATCAGGTCGTCTCGCATTTGCTTGGCTTCGCGGGCTTTCTGTTCTTCCAGTTGTCTCTGTTGCTTTCGCACCCTGATGACCTCTTTTAGAACTTCCTCCCAGCCTCGGACGCCGTAAATTGCAACGAAGTCGTTCTTTACCTTCTCTGCCCACTCTGCTGCTTGCTTCCGTTTGACTACGGTGTCGAGGGCTATTTCCTCGGCGGTAACTTTGCTGAACAGCTTGGGCTTCGGGGGTGTCTTGCTGGCCTGCGTTAGTTTGGCGACAGACCCGTATAGCTTGGCGACATCCCCACACATGGAGTTGATGTCTTTGCCGATCTTGATGCCCTGCTGAACAGCAGAATATGCCGTCTTGGCAGCGCCAAATATGAGAGCAATCGTGGCAGGGTCCATACCATTACCTTACCCCTGCTTCTTGCCCAGCAAACGCTGCACAGTGTCAGTCTCGTAAATCCGTATGCTGGTCCAGATGATCGTAAACAGCGCCGCTGCATGTGGAAGCACGTTTGTTAATGTTCCTATGACAGTGAGGATTGATGCAGCGTCTGCGACGTGTTTGATTGTTTCATCTGGTCCAGTCATTTCACGGCGCCTCCGGCCATGTCACGTTCCACGGGAACCCGTCTTGCGCCGTAACATCGCGTAATGACTGACGGTAAGTGGCCCATGTCGGCTTGTCTGCCGTGCTGTCTGCAAGCTGTGTCCAGTCGCACGCTGCCAGCTTGTCATTGCGGCTGGTGCGAACTGAAGCAGACTGCTCTGCATCCTTTGTGGCCTTGTATGCGGCTTCCTGTTCGGCAGCAGTTGTGGTGACGCCATCAACCGTGCTGTCGGTGAACACCGGGCCGAGGATGTACTTGGTGTACCAGTTGCCGCTGATCTGCTCGACGCCATCACGCTGGCTGTACTGGTAGACTGTGCCACCTGTTGCCTGCGGGCCTTCGAACACGGGATCAACGCCAATGGCCTCCATGACCTCTGGCGTCAGTGTGTCGTATGACGGTCCATCAGTTTTCTGGAGCAATGCGCGAAGCTCCGATTCAAACATAACCGCGCCAGTTGTCCTGATCCGTACTTGCATGATCGTGTTCCTTACGCGATTGCCAAGAAGATGAACGTGCCGCCGTTGGCATTAATTGCAGCGGGAGCCGTGGAGCTGATTTCAAAGCCTGCGGAATAGGTGTCAACGTAGTCAGTGCCGGTGACTTCCGCAGCCGTGCTGTTGAGCAGTAGGTATGGATCGTTACCCGCAACTATGCCGCGTGCGCTGTCCCAGACGTACCAGTCGCCTGTGCTGTCGGTGCGCTTGATAAGCACGAACCTTGACCCAGCCGTAAACCCGCAGTTGATCTGCTGCGTTGTGCCGGTGCCGGTGTATGTGCCAACCTTGGATACGCCTGCAACTGTTGCGAATAGGTAGGCGACGTAGGTGTACCCTGAACCGTTTACAGACGCGTTCGTACCTAAAGAGAAAACGGAAGACGTAGGTTCAGTGCTATTCCAAAGAGCAGCTTCAAACCCACCGGCAAAAGCCTGCGTACTGTTTAAAACTGCATAATCAAGGCTGGCGTTTCTTTTTACCGTCCAGTTAAAAGTGCTGTCCCTCGCCTTAATTATCATCAACTCAGGCACTGCCGCCAGATTATGCGTCACAGTCCTTGCAACACCCGTACCCGTATAGCAAACCTCATCAAAGAAGCCGGGGGCGCGGCCAAACATATAGTTGACATAAGTGTGTGCATTTACGTTATCTGTAGAAATATACAGAGTAACGCCGGATTGCTGGTCAAAACCTATTCCATAACTGGCAGAGAAGTTGAATTCAGCGTTGGTATCGGAAGTAGCAAGTGTCGGCAACCTACCTCGCAGGCGGTCGTTTACATACCGGCTAATAGAGCTTCCTGTACGAGCGGGTGCCAAAAGCAGATCAACAGGAAATGAAGTTGACCCAATACTTTTAGTGCTCTCATTTCCCGAATTCAGTACGGATGCAAACACCTTCGTCGCATCAGTCGGCACCTTCATCGGGCCACGGCGGATGGCGATGTAGATTACGTCCGTAGATGGATCAAAAAAGTTACTGCCGCCAGTAAAGCCAGTGCTGGTAACTCCAATGCCGTTTGCTACAGATGTTTCTGCCCCAGTTGTGTTTGGGGCAAGAACAGCGTCCGTTGCCCCGGCGGTAAATCCCCGCATTACATCAATAATTCGCCAATTCGTGCCACCACCAGAAGATGGCTTAAATAACAGCCACTGCGGCTCGTACCCTAAGTTGACGGTCGCATTGCCGCTGCCATCAGTCGTAAAACTCCCACACGAAATCACATTGTCCGTGCCGGTCAGGCCGAAGCCTCCTGCGTCGTGGGCGAATAGGTAAGCGACGTAGGTGTTGGCCGATTGATTTAATTGAGTGCTGACGGTAAATTGCGTAGAAGTTGGAGCGGTATTTCCCCAAATAAATGCATTATCCGTTACAGCATTTGTGCTATTTAAATTTAAATAGGACTCCGCTGCTGTATAGCCGGGGGCATTTGAACTTCTGTGATACACATACCAAGCGCCACCGGCGCTTGTATTCTTAACAATCATACAACCCGGTGTTGAACCCAAATTGTGGGCAATAGCTCGGGGCTGAACCCCATTTCCCGTATACGTCACAATATCAAAAAACTTCGGCTGCTCGCGGAAGGTCCATGAAACCATAGCATCGTTCAGGTTGTTTACGTTCCCGTTCGACCCAAGAGAAAAACCTGTCGTATTAAACGCAGATACGGCAGTCCCGGCAGGATTTATTGCGGCGTTTGAAGAATTTGAAAAAACAACACTGTTAACGCCACGAACAGTATCCTGTAACCAATGGTTTGATGTTCCAAACTCGGTGGTCCGGCCCTTCATCCAAACCAACCCCCCATTGGCGGACAAGTTAACCCCATTGGTGATCGTCTGCGTGGAACCGTTGCCCGTGTACAGGTACGTCGAGAACACGTCTTCAACATAGTTGACGGCTGCGGAACTGGAGGCATAGCCAAAACCCTGCGCAGAACCAGAGCCTCGCGTGATAATTGTTGGCATAGATAACCCCTATCAGGCGAACTTGGTCTGTGAAGCAAACACGGTGAACGCAGCAGAACCCGTCTTGACGATGGTGTACGTGTACACGTCAATGGATGACGCATTGCCAGCAGCGGGAGCCGTGCCGCCTTGGTACTTAGGCGTAACGGATGCACCGTCAACCTGCACTGCGCTGTTGTAATATGCCGTCGCGCCTTGTGTCACAAGGAACGCAACCGTCATCATCTGGCCGGTTGTCATCAACGTATTCAGCGACGTGCCAGACGATCCACGGAAGTTGACAGTCCAGTTGGCTGATGCGTTTGACGTGTAATACAAGACGCTCTGCGTCGTGACATCGTAGTTGATTGTGCCAGTGGCCGCTGTAGCCGACACAGTTGCAGGCTCTGCAATGTTCGTCGGGATAACTGCAATCTTTGACGTGCTGCCGGTAAACGTCTGGATGCCGGTAAACGTGTTGTCAGCAGCCGCGCTGAAACCAGACGCAGGTGTGGTTGATGTCCACGTTGTCCCGTTGCTGGTCAGCACGTTGCCGTTGGTGCCGGGGGCAACAAACAACGGGGCGCTGGTTCCATTGCCCAGAAGCACATTGTTGGCCGTCAGCGTTGTCGCGCCAGTGCCGCCAGCAGCTACCGGGAGCGTACCAGCAGTGAAGGCCGATGATGATGTTGAGTAGATCGCGTTGTTTGCTGCTGTCAGGGTTGTAAGACCAGTGCCGCCATTGGCAACACCAACAGCCGCAGACCCGTTGACGGTGCCGTTGAGCGTCAGGGTTCCAGCGATGACTGCCGTCTTGCCAGCACCGACATTGATGCCGACCGATGTCCCCGTGCCAGCCGCGTTGAACAGTGCGTCAACAGTATCAAGGTCAGTGTTGAGCTTGCCACCCCATGTGTCACGGGATGCGCCGACTTCAGGCTTTGTAAGGTTTAGGTTGGTTGTAAACGTATCGGCCATGACGGCTGCTCCTACTGATTAACCCATGCTTGGGCCGACGTTGCCTGTACTGTCCAAGTCTCAGAAGGAACCACTTGGCTAGTCCAGCTTTCAGCAGCCACAGTTTCCTTCTCCCATAGATACCGCCCGTTTGCCGTCATGTTCGACGACAGGGCCGCAATCATGGAGGCTTTATAGGTTGCCTTCGAGACTGCGATCATGTCGCTGTATATCTCGATCAACTCTACAGCAGAATAAGTTGCATTTCCAGCGGCAGTTGCGTCAGACGTTATAGCCGAGATTGCGCTGGCAAACTGGTAGCGTGTAGCCGTGAAGAAGGCGTCACTTTGTGATGCACCAACACCCGCTACAATGATGGATATGTACGCCGAGGCTGTCCCGTCTGACGTGCTGGCACCGACTGCCACCGCCTCTGCGTCAATGGTTGCATTGGCCAGCATATTCGACGTGCAGACTGCAACCGCTGCTGCAGTCTTAACCCTTTGCCCGCCAGCCACCATGTCGGAGGTAATTGCGATGACGCACGACACAAGGTCAGTGTCAGTGGCAACAGCGCCGCCGCTGGTGGTAGACATTGCTTCAGCTTGTGCGCTGATAAGTCTGGTAGGTGTTGCAACGCCATCTGACGTTACAGCTATAACATTGAGTGCTAGACTTTCGCCATAACTGTATGCGCCATAGTCATCCCCGCCGTAGTTTCGACCGGGCGCAGGGTCAACCTCAATGATGACGGAGGTGCCATAAGCACCAGCGCCAAAATCATAGTCGCCATAAGCGCGCCCGATGTAGGCCATTAGTCAAGCGTGATGTCGAGTGCACCCGCGTTGAACCGCAACACGTCGCCCGTATCAATCGTTTTGCTGGTCGTCAGGTTCGCAAAGGCAATCAGGTTGCCAGAAGTGGATGCGTCCATGATACCTGCGGCAACAACCGTTCCCCATGTAGCCGTGCATTCGGCAAACTCAACCGCAGCCGTGTTGCTGGCTTGAGTAGGGGCAGTGCCGGAAACCGTAAAGCTGGTGGATACGCGGGCATACGAGCCGCCTGTGACTTCGGTGCCGCCGGTGCTTTCAGTCGGGGCTACCGTGTACAAAGACACATACCACGCAGTGGGGCGGGTTGCCGTTGTGGCCGTGAACAAGAAATCAAGTACAAGGTCTTCGCCAAAGTTTGTCAGGCCAGCCATTAGTAAACCCTCCGGGTGCGTGCTATCAGCGGCGACCCGCTGTGTAGGGATTTCTGGGACTCATCTTGCAGCGATTGTACGCGAGCTAGGTAAATCTGTCCAAAGGTCTGCATCCGCGCATCATCCATCAGGAACGGTGCGGCATGCGTTAGAGCGCCATACAGGTAAACATCGGGAGCCTTGACCAGCAGCCAGTTTGACGGGGCGGCATCCGACAGAGACGGTATCTTACCGTAGTAAACCATCTCAATATCGACATCGTGCGCTGGTGGCGGAACAAGCTCAATCGCGCCATTCATCAGGGAGTAGAAGGTGGGTGATGTCAGTGCGCGGGTTGAGTTTCCGATGTCGCTTTCATCAAGGGTGATGTACCGCAACGGGCTCATGCCGCCAACAAGCTGTAAGTTCAGAGCCTCCAGCCAGTCTGACGGGAGTTGCACATATTCCTCGTCAGATGTGGCTTCTGCCCTGACAATCATCTGTCGATCACGAAGCCGCGTGTTCAGGTCAGCCTCGGCAAACTGGATGAACGTCTGTATCTGAGAAGTCAGATCAGCACGGTTCAGGTAGTCTGCAATGGTGGACTGCAAGTTCGCGTAATTCGTGATCGTCGCCATCAGCTTTTCATCCAATGCGTCCGAAATGGCGCGGCTTCCTCAGTCGCAAGCCACTTTGTGATTGCGCCCCGATCACCGAGAATACCGCGTTTCCGCAGATCAAGATAGAGCGCCATTGGCAAAGATGCGACCTTAACCATGCCGTCTGGCGCCTTGTCAGTCTTGCTAATCATGTCGCGTTCAGCCTTGGCCGCAGCGGCAATGTCATCAACATTGTAGGTCGTCTCAAGGATCAGCTTGTTATCTGTCGTCAGGTGCATCTTCTGCGATGTGCCGGTGAGGCTGTCGTGAGAGATTGCCTGCGATGAGTTGTGTGTGATGTCGTAATCAGCCATCGGTTCCTCAGATGGTAAAGGAGCCGGGTATCCCCGGCTCCAGTTTTACTAAGCAGAGATCAGGTTCGCCACGACGGCGTGTGCCTTTTCCGACTTAACGCGCAGACCGTATTCCACGACCATTTCGGCCTTCGTGCTGTCGCCAGTGACGGCAAGGTCGAAGGTCTGGAACGGACGCAGGTACGAAACGGACGCATACTCAGGGTCCAACACGAACGCGAAGAAGTTCGGCTGGAAGCGGTTCGGAACAATCGACACTTCGCCAAAGTCACCGAGGTAGATGTCAGCCGTGGCGATGATCTTCATCGGCTGGACGGAGTTGTAGTTCATGCGCTGCTGGGCAAGGCCAGAGAACGCTGAAGCAACCGTCTTGTTATAGGCGTTGACCATCAACACCTTCGGATCGCCACCCTGCGTCCAGACCTGCTGGATAGCAGTCTTGAGCATGGTTTCGGTGAAGGCCACGTCGGTGGACGTGGACAGGCTGGTCCAAGCCGTGGACGGATAACCGTTGCCGCCAGAGCCAGACATTGCAGACACGACAGCCGCGTTTGCCTGCGAGTTCGTGATGAGCCATGTCGGCAAACCAGCAGTCTTACGAGCAACCGAGGTCGAACCGGCAGCACCAGCCTGATTGCTCAGGAGGATGGCTTCCATGTCGCGCTTCAGTTCCTTAGCCGATTTAGCCTTCTGATAGGCCATCTGCGAGGTCATGCCTGCGTTGTTCACCTTGTTATCGGTGTTCGACACGGAGACAACCTTGCGGCTGATCTGCGTGTAGTTGGCAACACGGACAGTCGGGGTGAACTCGGCATTGCCAGCATCCGCGCCTTCGATCACAGCATTGGCTGTGTCAGCGCCAGTCAGCACGTCCGTCTGCCACTCGAAATAGGTGTTTTCGCAGGTGTCACGGCCAATGTTCGACATGAATGGCGTGTCAGTTGGCGAAATGTCATAGATGATGTTGCTCAGGTCGGTCCTAATTGAGTTGGGACCGTCGTAGGTTGTGACTTTTGATACCGATGCCATTTATTTTCTCCGAGAGTCGAGAAGACTGAAATAAGCAGCCGCGTCATTGACGTGGCCAGTTGCTTTGAGACGCTGTTGAACTCGCGACATATCGTTGCCCTTCACAGGATTGCTGGAGTTCCCGCCGCCTCGAAGTGGCTTTGGCCCTTCCTGACGAACAGGCTTGGGGCGATCAGCTTTCAGGGCGTCATAGCGGCGTGCTTTCTCAAGCATGACCACATATCGAGGATCGTAAACATTCTGCAATTCCTCTGCACTGAACCCAGCCGTCTGGCCATAATCCCGCAGTTTCTTCACAGAAGCTGAAAACGCCTCCGGTTCCTTCCATTCGCTAAAGGCCGACGCTAGATATTCCCGGCCTTGAACGAGAAGCTGCTGTTTAGCCGCTTCCTCAGCTTGCTGCCGTTGCCCTGCAATGCGTTGTTCTTCGTATTGCAATGATGCGAGTTGCTGTTGCCTATCTCGCCACTGGTCACGGTAGATCGGATAGTTGATCGGGTCATCGCGATGAACCTGCGCCCAGTCCGGCTCCACTTCAATCTGCGCTTGCAGAATGGGTATCGCCGCTTGGATCACCTGCTGCATCTGAGCGCGTTCTTGCTCTATCCGCTGCTTTTCCTGTCGAACTGCTTGTACATTACGCGAATAATCGGACTGCCTCTGGTAGCCTTCTAAAGCCTCTTTCAACGAAACCTGCTTCGTCTCGCCGTCAATCTTGACGGTTACGAGCGTGTTTGGATCGAGCGGCTTCTTCTTCCTACCTTCGTCATCCGCGACTTCATCTGCCTCAACATCATCGTCAGAACCGGAATCTTCCGGGGTCCATTCGTCTTCTGATGTCGTCTCGTTGGCATAATCAGCCGCCGCCTCTGTCTCTTCGACTTCGGCAGATACCTTTCGTTGTCCTCCGGTGTCAGCTTGAGCCTGTGGGCTTTCTGACAGTTCGGCAAACCTGCGAGCGGTATCAGCAAGGCCGATTTCGCTGGACTGCGACTTCTCGGCTTCAGACATAAGTTACCTCATTGTTAAGCGCGCTTCAAGCGGCGGTTAAACTGCGCCACACTGGGGGCCGTCGCCATCGCTGAAAGCTCCCCGCGTAACGCTGCTACGGCGCGCATCATGTAATACGCATCGTCTCGTTTAAGCCCAGCATCGGGCTCTGAATTTTTCCAGTCGGCTGTGTAGCCTTCCTCAAGGAGCCGGAAGACTTCCTTCATGCAGCCGCTTTCGCCAAACGCCTTGGCCTCACGCCACAGTTCCTCTTGTTCAAAGGTTGACATGCTACATCATCCCCGGTGGCATAGGCGGCATCATTGGCTGCTGCATCGGGAGCTGTGCGGGCTCAGGTGGCGGGGCATACGCTTGTGCCATCTTGAACATCTCCTGTATTTCCGTGCGCTGCCGGTCGATGTCTGCCCGGATGCTGGCAATATCAACCTGCGTGCCGTACTTCGCCTGTATCTCTGCCGCCTTGAGCAGGCTATCAGCGATTAGCTTGTCACGCTGGAAGTCAGCATCGGAGACAGCCTTCTGGCGCTCCAGTTCCTGCTTCGAGGCATTGATGATGATGTCAGCCTTGATCTTTTCAGCCTCAACCTGTGCCAGCAAGGTAGCCGGGTCGGGCTTGTTTTGCCCAGCAGACATCTGCTGCATGAACGCGGCAACCTCCTCCGGGTTGACCTCTTTCCAAAACTGCGAGGCGTCCTGAAAGCCCTGCAATGTGGTCATCTGGGCCAAGGTGTTGCGGAACTGCGCCAAGTCAACCAATGGGTTGTTGGGGCCATACTTCTCAATCGCCTGCTGCTGCATCTGAACAATGGAACCCAGACCCATAAGGCGGGCTTCATCAGAACCACGGCCAAGGGCAATGTTCACCACCATGTCCATCGAGGCATCCCAGCCACGCGGGTCTACGGGGATAAACTTGTTCCGCAGGCGCATGATCTTGGCTTTGTCCTGATGCTGGACAACAAGCTGCAACAGACCTTGGAAGCACCGTTTCAGGCCATCCGAAAACAGCCGGGCGATCATCTCAATACGATCCTGAGATGCCGATAACTGGGCCTGCACTGCCGACTTTGTTGTCGATTGCAGAACGTCAGCATCAAGCCCCTGCGATGTGCGCGAGATGCCGGTGCGCTGCGTTTTCACCTCGTCCAGATACGCCATGACGCCAAGGGCAGACTGTCCCACAAACGGTGTTGAGAACGGAATGACTGCTCCAGCGGTGCGCGCTCTAATAATTGCACCAGTTTCGTTATTAAGAACGTCATCCATGTTGACTTGCCCCTCAACCACCACGGTGCGGGGATGGATGGACTGGGCCAAGCTGTCGAGCGTGTTGCGCATAATCGAGGATTTAATCAGTTGCAGGTCCATCGTCTGATCTGCAATCGACTGCCCGAAGATCGTGTGCGGGGTAGGGTCTGGCGACAGGATGGAGAATGGCGCAGACTGCACAACCTCCTGATGCAGGATATATGCGCCGTTGCCGATGGTGCAGACGCGGTGCAGTTCAGCTATGCCGTCGCCATCCTTGTCAATGCGAATATACGACTCGACGTAGAAAACTTTGTCTGTCGTCTCGTCGGATGTCTGCGTAATGCCAAAGAATGACTGGTCAGCCGGGTTGCGCACGATCACTTCTTGGTTCATCTCGAACCCGCTAGTGCCAGCATTCATCTCGACATCGTTGCGGTCATAGCCCATCGACACAAGATCAGAGACAGTCACCAGACGACGACGGCCAACGTAGATCGCGTCGTCGATGCTCATTGCTTCGTTATCAATGAGGAACTGCTCAGGCGGCACACACTCAACAATGTAGCGGGGTGTCTTCTTAGTCCTGCGCACACGCATCGAGATAAGCTGCTCGCCCGTCATCAGGTCGGTTTCTTCGACATACTCCTCAACCGAGATACCCTGATCTTGGGCGATCATGTTGGCCTCGGCTAGCGACAGACCAGAGTACGAGTAATACTCGACAACCTCGTCGTCCAGATTGTACCAGTTCAGGATGCCGGTCTTCAAGACCAAGGCGTCCTTGATGGAGTCATGCAAGACGCGGAAGCCGCTGTTTTCCTGCATGAAGATGTAGTTAATCAGATCGGTTGCCTGCTCTGCGGCTTCAACGTCTTCCTCGGTCTTCGGGACAAACTCAAGCAACTTGTCGCCGCCAGTAAAAATGCGCAGCAAGCTAGGCATCATCGCCAGAACGGTGTCGCGTACCTCGGTCATAACAACCTGCGACCTGCCGTCCTCCTCATTGCCAAATAGGTTTCCGAGATAGTACGACATCGCAGCCTGACGCTGGGGAGCGATGTAGCTGTCTATGTACGTTTGGCTGTCCTCGATGGCCTGAAAGACGATGTAACGGAACTCCTCGTCGTCCATCGGCTTGTTATCATCCCCCGTCACGTAGCCGGTTTCGCTGTTGTACGCGCTATCAGCTACGCCATCCGCAGAAATAGGGATGAGGTCCGGGTTATACCTACCGGGAGTGATGCCGTTAATTGCCATTACCTGTTCCTTTTCTCACTCGCCACCACTTCCAGCCCTGATGCGTGCCGACCTCGTAGTTAGGAAAGTATTCCTTAACTGCCTGTTCTACACCAACCATAGGCAGGTCGTCACCGCCTATTACGCCGCCCGGTCGTACCTTTGGCCACCATGCCGTAATGTCTGCCAATACCTCATCATATCCGTGACCAGCGTCAATCCAAACAAAGTTTACGCTGCCGTCGTCAAACGCATCTGCTGCCTTCGAACTGTCAGACCTATGGACTGTAACATTCAGCCCCGGAACACGGCCAATGTTGTCTTGAAACATTTCGAAAACACGTTGCAGATCGGGGTCAGCTTTATGTGCCACCTCATCCGACCCGCCCCAATGGTCAACAAAGTGCAAATCAACCAGCTTGCCGGAATTAAGCACCTCGACAGCCAAGAAGCAGGCAGACTTGCCCTTCCAGCAACCTAGCTCAACAAAGATGCTGCCGTCAGACGCCTCACGGACAGCCTGTCGGTATGGCTCCTCGAAGCAAAACCAGCCCTGTATCTCCTCGAAGAAATGGTTCATTTTTTCTTCTTGGACATGCCAGCCTCAGAGAGGGCAATCGCAATCGCCTGCTCACGGCTACCAGCCTTCTTAGCCTTTGCCGGGCCTTTGGGGTTCACGCCAGCATTCAGGGTGCCGCGCTTATATTCACCCATGACCTTGGCAATTTTAGCCTTACCTGCTGCTTTTTTCATTCTGCTGCCTCTTTGCGTTGTTGCTGGGCTACCATTTCATCTTCGGTGTGTTCATGGCGAAAGGTGAACATGCCCTCATGGCCTATGTCACGCGACAGATTGTGATCGACAAAAACGTCAATACCCGCCGCCTTCGCCAGATTGCAGAAGAACATATCTTCGCCAGCCCACATTTTTGCGGATGGCAAATAATGTATCTGGAACCAAGGATATTGAAGCCGTTTGAAAACGTCAGCTTTGATAAGCATCGCGCCCATGCCGACAGCATCAACCGCCTCCAAACCATCCTGATTAAGAGAATACACAAAGTCTAACGCTGCCCAGTCCTTAAACGCTACAGTGCGAACAGGCAGTCTCCGTTGCGCGTAGTTGCAGGCGACAATCTCTTTGTCATGCGCCAGCAGCCTGTTAATCAAGCTGGCCGGAAACCGCATGTCGCTGTCTAAAAACAGCACGTAATCAGCGTTTGCCCTTAACGCCAACTCGATAAGTTTGCACCGCTGGTCGGCAATCAATGTACCCGGCAAGAAATGCAGATTGAATGCCGATCCAACAGGTGCTTCAGCATACCAGCGCGCAGCCAAAATCGTCAGGTCATACGCGAAACCAGAATTAACTGTGTCCCGCGTTGGTACGCAGATGCTTAGGTTAATAGGCTTTTTCGTCATATTCGCCTTCTTCGTCGCCCATGTCTTCTTCGTCCTCGTCATCCTCGTCACCTTCATCAGTGATCGGGCCACCGACAATCCACGCGGCGCAGGTGCGCTTGGCGGCACATTTGAAGTCAAAGATTTCACAGAAGCCCAGCTCGCCAGCCTCAATGACTTCCATCGAATCATCCATGCTGTCGTCAGACATGCCGTCTTCAATGCAAGCCTTCATCTTGGATGTCTGGTTGAACGCAGAGCAGTTGCCGCAAAGCATCTTCTTTGCATTCTCCGGGGTGTCATCCCAACGGTCGCCCATCCGCTTCCAGTAGTCACGGTTAGGCAGGTTGGGGTCCATCGGGCCGTAGTCAGCCTTATCAATGGCCTTGCCACGGTTCTGCAAGTTCAACGTCAGGTCGCCAGTTGCTGCCGGGCAAGCGTCGCCGCCCTCGGCATCTTCGCCTTCCAGCACGTCTTCATCTTTATGTGGCATGACGTTTCCTTACTTGAAGCCGACCAGAAGGGTGGCAGTCGTTGTCGCCAACACTTTGCTGGTGCGGATCGGTATTATGGAACCAACAGGTGGTGCCGTAAATGTTACCGTTGTGCCTTCTTCCGTGACTACAGACACGTTGCCAGCGCCGCCAACGTAGATGCTGGAGAACGCATTGCTCTCTGTGGCCGAGGTTGTGATGGCAACCGCGTCACCCCACGTCCGACCGTTTGCAAGAAAAGATGCCATCTGATGCTCCTACTTCTTCTTCTGCGACGCGCGCATGTTATCGACAAGATTGGGATAAGGACGACCAGCCTTCTTAGCCATAGCCTTTGCCGATGACTTCTGCTTCGTCGAAAGCTTCTTGTCCTTTTTAGTCGGGTCTTTGGTTTCCCAAACAGGTTCCATGTTACGTCTTCCCTTTGTTGCGTGCAGAAATAGCTTTTGCCTTAGACCTAGCCGATTCCTTGGAACCAGCGCCCCAAGCCTGCAAGGATAGAAGCAGCCGTGTCGGCTTGCCCTTCTCATCCCGTTCCGGCCCCGGCATGTTGCCCATGCGAGCCAAGAATGACGCTCGGCGGGGATTGTCGCCCGTCTTCACCGGAGCCTTCAGGTTCATGCCCTCAGCCTTAGCCGATGCACGGCCCTTGGCATTCAAACCGCCCTTGGGGTTTTTACCCTCTGCACGCTGCCATGCTGGCGTCTTTGCCATCACACGATCCCCCGGATGCCGCGCTTAATGGACTTACCCGGAACCCAAGCCGTAGCCCTGCCGCCGACACCAGCAGCAACGCCAGCGAACGTCAGGCACAAGCTATCGGCCAAGTCAGGTGATCGCATGCCACGCTTCCTTAATCCATCCTTCGACTCTACCACAAGTTTCCCTGAACTTGTAAATGTGTATCTCGGGGCGACCAATTCCATCCGCAGCATGTCATCCTTGGGCAGCTTGACTGACCGGGTGGCCAGCCAATCCTTTGCCGCCATCCACAGTTCATCCCGCAGCTTGTTTGCATTCGGGTTCATGGCTGAACTCTCAGACACGTTCACATCCCGAACATTATACCCCTGCTCACGGAGGCGATCCGCAACCCCGGAGCCAAGGCCAATCGTGTCTACGCATATCTCAATAGGCCGGTCGATCTTGGCCTCATTGACCACTATGCCCACGGTCTGCATCAGGTCCAAGCCACCCCATGACTTGATCTCCTCAACCACGGAGCCGCGCCGCTTGCAGAGGGCCGTCCTGTCAGTACCAAAACGGGCAACGTCCAGACCGTACACCACAGGTTCATCGCCGCTAACCGTCAAGTCTCTGTTAATTGCATCATCAACCAACTCAGCAGGAATAAGAGTATCGTCGTCTGCAAGAGCAAACTCTCCCAAGACCCGTATTCGAAAAGCATTGCTCGACTCCCCATATGTGGCCGCAATCTGGGCCACGAAGTCAGACGACACCAGAGGGTTATCAATACAACTGACGTGCATCCGCTTCCAGTCTGACGCCAACTGGTGATGGGTTTTATAGAACAAACCGCTGTTGCGGGTGGGATTGGAAATCAGGATGGTCGTCGCACTGTGCCCCGACATGGAGCCAGCCGCAGCCTCAAAGACAGTCTCCGGGATAGCCGACGCCTCATCCACCACCAGCAAGACATGCTCACTATGTACACCAGCGAGAGCCTCCGGCCTGTCTGCCGATGATGTCCTTGCAGAGATGAAGCTGGACTCCGGCGCGGCCTTAAAGGCGATCTTGTCAGAAAATACGTCAAAACTTTCCCGCAGCACGGGCGGCAACTTGTTGATCCATGACTTAAGCTCTGCAAACAGCGCGTCAAATAACTGAGCAGCGGTCGGTGCGGTCACAACACCTTTCTGTGGATAACGACAAATCATGTGCCAAATCAGAGCCCACGCACAGGCTGTGGACTTACCAACACCGTGACCCGCCCTCACGCTGATGCGGCGTTCGCCACGGGCTATTGCCCGCAGGAACTCGCATTGCCACGGCTGCGGCTTTGCGTGCAACACGTCCGTCACGAAACCAACAGGGTCTTCACCGTAGAGATCAATGAAGTTAATAAACGTCTGTGTTTGTGTTTTCATTTTTTTATATTTTTTCGTCTGTCTGGATGTGGGGAGGTGCAACAGCAGCCGCACCGGGGGGTGGGCCGGGGGCGGGGGGCTCCACGGCGTAGTCCACGTTATCTATTGTTACGCCCTCGTTATGCTGCACTGCACTTCGCATAATATGTATTATGGAACCTGCATCATCATGGGTCGCGCTATCATGCTGCGATGCGGTAAGTAATTGATTCCGCTTGCGTTCGGCGATTTCTTCTAAGGCTTGTAGGTGAATGACTGACGTGTGCGTCACGTCCAATTGCAGTGTCGCTTTAGCTTTACCTAAGTTACGGTCCAGGACTTCCTTCACTGCGCCTAAACTAATTGCCGGATTGTCACTATCAATTAATTGGCCAAGCTTTGCAATCGCGCGCTCTGTTAGACCGTCAAGCTTCTTCTTCATGATAACAAGCTTGCGGTCGGCCGATCCCATAGGATTGAGCGACTGCCCTTTTTTCAGTCGCCCGTTGCTATGTCGCGGCGGTGCTTGCATCAAGCTTTTATCTAATTCACTTTCTTGCATGTTATAACATAACACTCAGATTGAGAACAAATCAAGATGGATGATAATAATAGTTGACAAGCAGGACAACGCGCCCTATAAAAGGATTGTCAACGCGCACACAGCGCAAATAAAGGAACGGAACATGCAGAATCGTATTTTCAGCGTCGACAATCCCAAAGCTGCTAAGGCAAAAGACTATGGATATCTCAACGCAATCCATTACATGGCGCCACACAAGCTTGCTGGCGTCGGCAACCTTTGCGCTGACGCAAGCGATGGATGCATTAAGCTTTGCCTTGGCGAACATAGCGGCGCTGCAATCTATTATCCTTCTGTTATTCAATCCCGCATAGCTAAGGCGCAACGGTTCATGCGCGATCGCGCTCATTACATGGAAGATATGAGCAAGGCTATTGCATCTGCAAAGCGCAAGGCTGACGATTCCGGCCTTAAGCTTTGCGTCCGGCCTAATGGTTCCACCGATTTAGCTTGGGAAGGCTTAAAAGGCGAAAACGGTTTAAGCCTAGTTGCGGCTTTTTCCTCAATTCAATTCACTGATTACACCAAAAGCTTTAAGCGCGCTCTAGCCCATGCCCAAGGCAAGCTACCTACCAACTATCATCTAACATTTTCGCATTCTGAAACTAACGCGGCGCAATGCCTGCAAATATTGGCAGCGGGCGGGAATGTGGCGGTAGTGTTTGCAAACGGCTTGCCCGATATGTGGAACGGCTTTCCGGTCATTAATGGCGACTTACACGACTTGCGCCATTTAGACCCTAAAGGCGTTGTTGTCGGCCTATCGCCCAAAGGCAACAAGGCAAAACGCGACATGTCCGGCTTTGTTGTTCGAAACTAAGGAACCCCCATGCGCCATATTCTCAAAGAAACGGCTGAGACAATCGGATTTTTCGCAATTATCTCAGCCTTGCTTTTCTTCTGGATTGCCACGCCTTAGCTAAAACGGAATATCATCGTCAAGTGAAATACGCGGGGTTCTTACTTCGCGTATTTGCGCGCCCGGAAAAGCCTGTAAGACACCAGAGATCCTACCCTCAATAATCTTATAAGCTTCTATAAGCTCCGCAAGCGCGACGACCGTAGCGCCCTCCTGAGCGGCGCGGCGCGCTATGTCGTAATCTTGCGGCTCTAGCACTACAACATAGGCGCGACCATTGTGCGAATAGCCCAACGTGCGAGGCGGCAAGGTTTCCAATTCCGCAGCACTAGCTACCGCGTCTAACTTCTCCCATCCCCTTATCATCACTTGGACGCGCCGAACGATCACGTCCGGGTCATTGCACTGGATCGCCTCGTTCAGCTTGTCCCTAGCCCTACCAAATAAACTGGCCAGTTCCGGCTCTACCAGTGCCGGTAAACGACCCGATCCCCATTTCAGCTCCATCTCACGCGCCAGCCTATCCAACGGCTTCATTGCTTCGCTTATGCCTGCCCATTGATCCGCTGGCGGTAATTGTACTGCTGCAACTTGTGCTTTCTTTTTCATGTTCCCTAATCCTCTTAAAACCCGAGACTGGGACAATGGGACAAGACAGACACTCTCTAGAGTGTCTTTGTCCTGTCCCATGTCCCATTTTGTCTGTCCGGTGTTTGTCCCTCGGTTGTCCCACACTTGTCCCACACTTGTCCCGCACTTGTCCCAGACAAGTATTTTCCCTTGGGCGTAACCGTAGAAGCCCAAAAACATCCTTCGGACATCTTTTTCTATCCTACACCTGCTTTTTAGAGTTGACAAGCCATAGGGCGTCACGTCATTATATGACCACGCCAACACCGGCGCACAAATAGGAGCTGACGACATGAGCAACACTTATAACGGCTGGACGAACTACGCTACATGGCGCGTTAACCTTGAAATCTTCGACGGGCAGAGCCTCCGCGACCTGGGCATGTCACGGCTTGGCATTTACGAGCTGGGCGATGCTTTGAAGTCTTACGCTGTTGAGATTATCGAGATCGACGGCAAGGGACTGGCGCTGGACTACGCAATGGCGTTTCTATCCGACGTCAACTGGGGAGAGCTTGCCCGGCATTACCTGCATGACGAAAACGCCGACGCCGACGCCGACGAACGCGAGGAAGCATAATCATGTTTTACGCAACACACGACGCAGAAGGCGACAAAATCACAGCTGGGGCTAATGTTTCAGCGTTTGCAACCCGCCCGGAGGCTGAGGCGTTCTTGCTTGGCGTATACGGCGACGAATGGGACAAGTCACAAGCCGAGTTTAAGCCGGGATGGGTTTCGGATTACTGGGTGCAAACACATAAGAGGCCGGACTTTTCCGGGCTCGCTGGTGACTGGTGCGAACCATTTACAGAAGATCAGTTGCGCGTAAACGGTCCCGGATCACATCCTGGCGGTCCCTTTTACTGGATTGAACCCACGCCGGAGATCCTAATCGTCACTGGCATTTTTGAAAAGGAAGACGCATGACACCGCACGATTTACGTGTTTTCCTATTAAAAGCCAAGCTTACGCAAACGCAGCTTGCCGACGCATGCAATGTAGACGTGCGAACTGTGCGACGATGGGTAGACACCAAAAAGGATGAGCTGCCGCAAGACGCTATAGACAAGATCGAGCTGGCAGAATATCGCGGCAGGTTTAAGACCAGCCCATCTATTGATCGGGACTAGGCTGCGGCACTGCGGAGAGTAGCCAGTAATATTCTCCGCAGTTTCCTGATACCTTGCTGTCCATCGCGTAATCTTTGACCCGGTTCCAGGCTTTGCGTAAGGCTGAACCCTCTAAACCCGGCAGAGCATCGCAAAAGTATTGTTTCCACACTGCATCCGTTGTGCATTTCACGCCCGCAGGAATGCCCTCTCCCTTGCCCTCGATGACTTTCCCCGCCTCCCTGATTGCCTGCTCTAGCACTCTTACGCCGACTTCGTTGTGCGTTTCCTTGCGTTCTTTCTTCAAGGCCATTTTCGCCACTGTGTCGTTATCTACAGGCTCCAGCGCAAGGGATGTTGCGTCCGGGTCAATGTTAGACAATGGGACAACAATCATCCTGTAGCCCAATAAAACCCCGTCCTCCCCGTCCTTTTGCTTAGTGATAGTCAACTGCCCCACGCGATCCGTTGATGTTTCTGAACTGATCTTCTTACACTCTAGCTCCAGATCAACTGCGCCCAGCAATGCAGACGACCCGCGCATCCCTCTGCTTTCGTCCTTGCCTGCATGGTGTACAATCAGGACGCCGCAGCACATTTGCTCTTGCAAGTAGCCCAGCACTGAAACCGCCTCGCCAACGTCCTTTGCGCTGTTTTCCTCACCTCCTGCAAAGGCTCTGGCGAACGTATCCACCACGATCAAGGACGGGGTGACGTTAAGCTCGCGAATCGCAACGATCACCGCCTCCGCGTCTTCCAGTGTCGACCGCAGATTGAGCTGTGCTTTTATGAAATAGACTGGCGCGTCGTCCTCTATCTCATGGTGCAGACGTAAAGCATCCCAGCGACGCTTCAGCCCCGCTCCGCCCTCCCCGGCTATGTAGACGACTGAACCCTGAACCGCGTCCTTACCGAACGCCTCTGAGCCTGTAGCGATGCAGCACGACAGATACAGCGCGACGAAAGACTTGTACGACCCAGGACGGCCATAAAGCGCCATGAAGCTTTCCGCAGGCATAATGTCCTTTATCAACCACCGCACCGCAACGTCCTTCAACTCCCACGATGGGATCAGCTCCAGCTTGCGCTTGGGCTTCTCCGGTAAAGGGGACGTGGAAAAGAACATTTCAGGTGGGGATATTATGTCCTCTGGATCGGGAGAGGCCGGTAAAGCCTGTAATTCCGGCTCATTTAATACAGGTCTTTGTAATACCGGCCCTTGCTGGCGCCTCTCCGCGATCCTCTCGACTATGCTGGGCTCCTTTTGCATGGGGAATAAAGCCCGATAGGCTGCTTTCTTATCGCCCCTGTGCTCCAGCTCCGCGACTAGCCCGAAGGGATCAGACACTTTCCCCGACAATGGATCGGCGTGGCCGTGATGCGAGTACGCGCACCAATGCCCTTGACTGCCTTTGAATAGGACCACGCCCGCAGTCTTTGTTGTGGAATTAGGGCGCATAAACCGCAGCACGTCATGGGACTTGTCGTAATAGCTGAAGCGATAGCCTGCACGCTCCAGCGTCGCCCGGACATCCTCGCGGCTTTGCGCGTCATTGAATGCTTTGATCTTGTTGTCACCCTGCGGCTGCGGGCGCTCTATTGGAGCCTTCTGGGCTTCCACAGCCTCCACAGCCCTGCGCCGACCATCAGCCCACTCAACAGCCATGCGCACGTCAAACGGTAGGCAATCGGCGCGAAGGCTTACGAAATGCTGTAGGGACGCCTCATCACGCACACGAGGCAGATACCAAGGCTGGCTCCAGCGTTTAGCTTCCGGGACATCCGTAAGGTAAATCCCAAATCCCCGGAGCTGATCGAGAACGAAATCAACGCAATCGACAAGCTCAGACTGATTTTTGAGCTTTGCCGGGATCAGGATGCGGTATTTCCAGAAACCTTGTTCAGGTTTCGAGCTATGGCTCGTATGCGAACAGAATGTAATCCCCAGCGTGTCGAGAGCCTTTGCAACCTCCGGCAGCGGTGGTGCGCCCTCTACGATCTCGCCTGTGTCTGGATTGAATTGGCTGTCGCCATCCAGAACGATCAGCTCGCCCTCTAGGAGATGCTCATCTGCGCGCTTTTCCTGTGACAACAAACCGCCGCGAATTAAATAGCTCCCGTCTTTCTCACCTATGCGCGGCTTGTTCGCCAAGTTGCACAGCATAGGCCAAGTGTATTCCTTGACGATTAGTTTAGTGTCTGACCTGCCGCCAGTTGCGAACGCTAGAAGCATAGGGCTAGTGTCAATCACTGTATCATCTGCTATATGTTGGCTCATGGCCGCGTAACCCCATCCGCGCGGTTAAGCGCCACTGTAGAGAGCTCTCCCCCCTACAGTGGCGCGACTTTTTAGAACTCGTCGTCGCCCATAGGCGCAGACTTAGAAACCGACTTTACGGGCGCAGGTGCCGCAGCTTTGCTAAACGCCTCCGGCGCAGCCGTCCAGCCGATTATCTTGCACGTAGGGGCTTTGAACTTCAACTCTCCCTCTGGTGTTTTGACCTTTACAGTCTCCGTTCCCTGAAACTCAACCACGGGCATTTTGCCGGGGTTTTCGTCTCGTTCCGCCATGTAGTCTGTGTGCAGCTTGTCGAGGACACGCATCACGGTCTTGCTGCCGGGGGTGAACTCACGCAAGCCGATATCCTTAAAGAACAGTTGCAGCGATACAGCCTGCTTGTGCTCAGGTGACGGCCTCTGCGGCATCTTCTCATCCGCAGGGGCGAAGACCGCGTGATACTTGGGCTTGTACGTCACCCAACCACAACGCAGGCTGTCGAAGTCTGCCACTGCCTTGATCGGTAGCTTGATCTCCTCCTCTGTTTTATCCCAAGTCCCATCGCTCTGCGGCTCGCTGTTGACTGCAATGAACTCGCCTAACTTAGCGTCGAACTTCACAATCGGCAGGAAACGTGAACCGCCAGTGCCTTCTTCCAAAAACATAGCCAATGCCATTGCCATTACTCCTTTGCGCCACTGTGTCCCCGTGGCCGGGATTCCTTCGCGTAGTGCTCATCAAGCTGGTAAACCAGAATTTCTGTGAAGGCACTGACAAGACTCAAAGCTCTGTTGTGGTCGTCAACTTCAGAAATAATAAATTTCTCCATCAATGCCCCAAGCATCGAAAAAACGAGATTCTTGGGATGCTTATCAAGGACATGATCCACAGCCAAAAAAATAGCTTTGAAGTCCTCAACCTGCTCCTTCGTGTATTTTGGCGCTTTCATCTCATAACTCCCCACCATGCCATGAGCGCAGCATCTGCCCGCCCGTCGTCCTTTACTCTGGCAAAGGTTGCGGCGTAAGCTGGGAATATTTCCGCTGCCCTCGCCCTGCCGCCGTCCTTGCCGCCTCGCATCCCAACTGCCTTCTGCCATCCATGCGGCGTGATGTAGACAATGGGAATATGCAACGCAGCAAGCACGCCCTCAATCATTCCGACACCTCTACCGAATTGGAACAGGCTGGATGTACCTTGCCCCGGCATTGCGCCAACCTTCTCCAAAACAGCAACGCTGGGATACCTTGCGCCGATCAGTGCCGCCAACATCTGCGGGCTGATCTCCACCTTGCTCTTGGCCCCGCGCTTCACTTCAACTGTCGGCATGTCCACGATGTCTAGGGTTCCCGCAACAGGGTCGAAGAACGCCAGTGCGCCTTTAGCTCCGGGATCAATGCCAACAATCATCTTGCTACCTCATGCTCTGATTTTGTATGCGATGCGCTGGCTCTCAACATATTCTTTGTCTGCATTGATGAAGACAGGCGCGATGAAGATTTGCTTTATTTCCCTGCGGCCTTCGCCGTATCTCTGATTTCTCACATGCCCACGGCGCAGATGCGGGCGCATAGGCGAACCTGTACCGCCTGATTTGCAATTTTCCGTGATCTTGCCGATTCGAATGGTTGTTGTGTATGCGAAGTTCTTTGATGCGTTTCTTGCTTTTGCAGAACTAGAATTGGGCCTGTTTTCAACCCGATCTTTTTCTGCGTTCTTGGTAACGAGAAGCACAAGAAGTGTTTTCACAAACAACTTAAATACTTCTTGATGTTCTTGCGGGACTTCCTTTAACTGGACCTTAAACTTATAAGTTTTTCTGTTTATCCAAGCATAACGAAATGACCAATAGTCTAGAGGCACAAAGCTATTGCTGTCATAAGCTATGTTAGGGTTTGATATAAAACAAACTTCTAGAGCCACGTATTCGTTTGGGGCCATAGACAATGCCTTATCCACTTTCTCAACCATATGTTTGTCTACGTACCCTTTTAGGAATGAGCTTTTATAAATCTTAGGATCATACGCTAAAATTAAATGATTTACTGGCGGGTTTGATACGCCAGCTTCTTCCATCGCCTTAAATGTTTCCTTAATTTCATCAATGTGAAGCGCAGATACAGCCTTCTCATCTAAGATGAATAACTCAGGTTTTTCGCTAACTTTGATCTGATTTTTCAAAACGATATATCCGGCTTCCATCCCCATCCCCTATGATTTACTTTGGACCGACTTCAATCTTGTAGCCCAAGACCTTCGTCAACTCGACTGCGGTCTTGAACGACATATTGGAGCCTTTGCGTGATGCTATCAGGCTCCATGTTCCTGAAGACATCTCTGCTTTCCTGTTCACCTCACGCTGTGACAACTTTAATTGCGTCCTCCGCTTATCAAGCAGCTTGAACAAGTCTGAACTTGAATTTATCTCAACCATGCTTCACCCCTACCAGTTGTCGAAAGGCTCATTAAGCGACCATGCAGGCACGGCCAAAGTTCTTATGCCAGTGGTGTAGTATGGATGCTCAGGCTGCGGCCCTTGGGCTTCTTTATACGTCGCCGCTGCTGATCTTATAGCCCTAGCACCTGACGCCAATGACGCAGCATCAATCTCATAGATTCCAACTGCGTAAGGCGCTTCGCTCTCAACTGCTATGAAGACGAATTTGGCATCATTCCCCGTAACAAGTCTAAAGCCATCAATGTAGAACGCCGCCTGCATATGGTACTGGAATGTGCCGATTTGCTTTGCAAACCCTTCTGGGGATGCGTCTTTACAGGTTTTAAGATCAAGGATCGTATTGCCGGATATGAAGTCCATGCGAGCCTTGCACGGCACCCCATACTGATCCCATTGGAAGACCGTTTCCGCATCCCCGCCTTTTTCAAAGTATTCTTTGACGACAGGGTTTCCTCTTGCCGCTTTGGCAATCGCTTGGGCGCGAAAGAGGTCTGACTCGTCCAGAATCTTTTTACCCGCATTGTCTTCACCAAACTCAAGAGCAGCCTTCTTTCCAATGTTAGTGCGCTTATCAAACATCGGCGCGATAGCGTATTCTTCTTCAAAGGCTCTAGGCTCAAAGAGCAGCGTATGCGTAAGCGTACCCAGCTTCATTGCTGCCGTAGGTTCTTTGTTGCTAGTCGTCGATGCCAGATAGTGGGCGGCTGACCGGCGCAACAGTTTGGCTCCCGACGCGCTCAGAGCTTTGATTGCGAAGTAGTCGTTTGTCGGCATGTTTTTTGTTAAACTTCCCATCGTCTTCTCCATCTGGAATATGCTCACCACAAAAGTAGCCACGCGCAACACGCACTGGCGTCGGGTATCTCTGGCAGGTCAATGACCCACCCTCTTTATGCGGTACGAACTTACACGTTGTGCATGTACTCATTATGCTGCTTCCTTCTCTTAAATCCCCAGCGCACCATCGCACTCATACGCCCCTTCTCGCGATTGCAAAAAACCATTGGGCGCGTGATGTAATCTCTGTTGCGGTTGACTACACCAATGATGACGTTCTTGGTCACACCCATGCCCATCCGACGCACGATGTCCCGTGCTGCAACGCCGTCGTTCCATAGCCGGATGATCTCAGCGTTCCTCTCGTTCATCCCGTTTCTCCACATAGACACACGCTGTCTTGCTGCTCTTGGCGCACGACGGGCATTTTGAGGCGTTTATAGCTTTGATAACGTCATCAACATCCATCGGCATGTCGCAAACAGGCCAGATCGTTCCGCAACGGCAGATCAAACGCAGCTTATCTTTGCTCATTTGTTTTCCTCCAATATCGACCGAGAGTGTTCAATCAGAGCCTCACAGAACTCAACCCAGTTCTTTGACATTGGTTCTGTCAATGAGGATGCGAGCGCGTCCGTTACAAGTTGTAATTGCTTCACAAGATCGTCAGTCATCCTTCTTCCCCCATGCCTGTGCGCAAGTCCCGCACTCTCTGTACAGCCTCTGCCGCAGCAGGTTGCCGCTGACAGTCATCTCGGTGCCGCATGAGCATCGCACCCGCCAGATTGCCCTGTGGCGCTGCAACAAAGTTCTCTTGGGATACTCGCGATTGATAACCGTCAATCGCCCGTACACCTTGCCCAGCTCATTCTTGATCTCGGTGCCACCCATGTATCACCTGTGATATGGCCGAATTTCATTACGGTATATGCGTAACGCCCGGTCGCCCTGCTCCGGCGTCATCAGCTTCTGCGCTGGCACAAAGTAAACCTTGCCATACGGTAAGCTGATGAGCCTGCTGTCCTGCCTGCTGTTGAGGTAAATGCGACGGCGTTCGTCTCGGGTTTGATCGTGCGATCTCATCTGCGCTTCTCCCATTCAACGATCATCGCCTCCGCATAGCGCCACGCTGCCTCTGCAATCTTCGACGGCGTACCCGGCGCATGAGACAGCAAGCCAGCAAATGCTGCGATGGCATATGCATCCAAAGCATCACGTCGATCTAGTTTGTCTGTAATTTTGGTAAACGGTTCGATCCCCATCTCATTCTCCTATTCGTATCTCTCCATGAGCTGCTGTGCTGCCCAGCCGCAATGCATATCTAATTCGTCGCCTTTCAAGATGCAGCGTTCCTCGCAGGCGCATGCTTGAGCGCGCACGAAATTGCGAAACTCTGTTATCGTCTTTGAATGTCGCAGGCTTTCCCGGTAACGATCATCGCGTGCGGTCGCCAGTTCACATTCGAATCTGATAGCCCTGTTGGTCAGGTCTTTGACGCAGTTAAACATGCTCAACACGGTGTCGCGGTCGATGACCATCTTGTCATTGTTGCCGTAGAGATTATCCCGCAGAAGCTGCAAGACCTGTGCGCTGTTGAGTTCCATCACGCTTCCTCCGGGGCATCCACTGCGGGCAGCTTGTTGGCCCAGTTGTTCGACTCACCCACTTGCTCAGTTATCATGCGCTCCATCTCGACACGCTCAATCTGTCTGACGACCAGCGAGGCATAGCCTGAAATGTCCTGCCAGTGGTCCTTATCAAAGCAGTTGCCAGACAGGATGCGGGCGATCTTCATGGCCATCTGCTCCAGCGACTCGGCCATGTAGTAATCGAGGTCTTCAAACGCCCTCGTGCTTTTCATCATGTGCTTCAGGCTTTGCGACATCTTGGCCACATGCTCAAAGTCACCATGCGTGCGTGCGCGTTCCGTTAGTACGTTCTGGATGTTTTCCATTATTTATTTTTCCTCAGTGAGTACAAAATTGTTGTGTAGTCTCGTTTGCACATACGGCTGATATGCGCAGTGGCATAACCGGCCTCTTTCATCTTTTGATAGATTTCGCCCCTGATTTTTACCAGCAGCGTGTTTCTGGTTTTGGCAAAGATAATGCCGGATGGGATGCCATGTTCTACGGTCGCCTGCACAACAATCTCTTTTGCTTTAGGCGGCAGCACCAATTTGGCGTGCATCTCTGGACTCATGTTCTTTGCAAGAGAACGCACCCTTCTACGGGCATAAGCTTCTTGACTGTAAATCAATGGTGCATCTCCAGCAGTCTGCGCTTTGCCCCGCCCAAAGTCTTGGCATAGGCAAGCTGGCCGTGGACAGAAGCCGCACGGAACATTCGCGAGTTATCAGTGTTGAGACGGCAGCGATTGACGTAACCAATGACCTTATCAAAATAGGTCAGTGTGTATGTCTTATCTTCGTTCTTGATGACCTTTATCACGGGCTCTCCTCCGCAAATCAGTTGGCGAAGGAAATATGCCCGCTTTCTATAAAGAGCGCAAGTGCCTTTTACAGAAAGCGGGAATTTATTTTATCGTTGCTCTTAATTGCCAAGTAGCCCGAAAGCCCTTTTTTCTAATTCTTCTTTGGCCCTGCCAGACTGGAACATTCCCCTTTGGATTGCTTGCAGGTTCTCTGGCGTTATCCCGGCTCTTTGAGCAGCACCAACGGCTCGCCCGCCTGCATAAGCAGCCTCACCTACCAAGCGCGGTGACGTTGCAGCCAAGAGAGGGAGAGCCAAAGGGTTCATTGTAGCAGCAATAACGCCACCGGCACCACTGCCAAGACGGGCAAGACCTCGCGGCGTAGCTGAACTCATGGCTTGTCCTGCAATTACGTTAGGCAGCTCAGGCTCATATCTCGCAAGAATATCCATGAGTTTTGCGCGCTGGCCGTAGTTCGTGTTTACGTTATTTCTCATAATAGATTGTAGCTTGCGCAGCGTGGTGTCTGTTGACGCTCTCTCACCTAAGGAGAAGGTGCTGGTTAGCTCAGACAACTCCTTTGATGCTTTGGAATAGTCCTCCATAACCCCCGCATAAGTTGGAGCTTTATTGGTAATTTGATCCTTTGTGGCGTTGTAAATATCATCTGCGGCAGAGCGTGCTTTTGTCCCAGCCCTAGTTTCAGACCTAACTTCGCCAAGAGACTGTTTAAGAGCATCAAAATCTTCTGGAGTCCCTCTTATATTGGGATTGGTATAAAACGCATCAACGCGGTCACGCATCTTTGCCAAGACTGCATCTGCGGCCTCGTTCACAATCTCCCCTTCTTTTCGAGCGAACTTTTGCGCGTCGTCAAGAGCAGAGTAAATAGGCTTGTAATCAAGGATGGCCTTATCGCTTTTGACAGGGATCATTCCCTCTCGATACGCAGCAGAGCGTTCACCTCTAATTTGATTTAGGGCATTTTTAGCCATATCCACAGCCTGCGCAATATCGCCCTGCCCACGCATTTGGCTGGCGAAATCTTGCGACCCATCCATACCTGCACGGGCAGCTTGCCTGACAGCAGCTTCTCCAGAGCCGGTTAATACGCCAAGCGTATTAGAAGCTATTGGCTCAACAACATATTTCCCCGCAGCGCCTATGGGCTTTGTGATGAGATTAAGCGGGTCGATTGCTCTACCAACAGCCCCTGCTCCACGGATACCGGTGGCTCCGCCTGCTGTTATCAGGGTTGCAAGATCAGCCGCTGCGGCAAATGGGTCGGTTGCTAAAGTTTTCTTTATAGCTTCAGTGCCGCCATACCTATCCGCATACATTTGCCCCATAGCATTGGCTGCGGCTTCGCGCTGCTCCTTGGGGCGTAAACTCAAGGCATCAATCTCAGATTTCGTAGGCTTTGCATATCCAGTTAAGGCTCGAATACCGGTGCCAATGGCAGAGGGGGAAAACATATTAGCAAGCCCAGCTAACGTCTCCCCCCCGTACCCAACAGGAGAAAAGGCACCGAGAGCTTTGGACCTCAACCCACCGACAACCTCACCAATAGCTCCAGCGGTTTGCACTGGGGATGTGACAGCCGCAGCCGTGTCGCTAATCAGTCTACCCATACTGGCCGGAGCGTTCTGGATAGCCTGCTGACCAACTTGGCCAAGCGTCAAATTCCCTTCAGGCCCAGGACGCACAGGTGTTGAGGGCGCAGAAGATTGCGCAGAAAGCCCGCGTATTGCAGAAACAATCTGCTCGTCGCTCATGCTGTCTGGAAACTCTACAATTCCTTGACCCGGAACTTCGATCCTCTTAGCCATGCTAATCCTCAAGCTTTCCGGTGGCAGGGTTGTATCTTCTAACGCGCGTTTCTCCCTGCGGCCTGCTCCCTTGTGCCTCTTGCGCTTCAGGCGTTTCTACTAAAAGGAACTCAGCACTTGAGGGGTCTTTAGCTTTCTGCATGTATTTTTTGACTCGCGTATTGTGCGATTCAATTTTATATGAGTTTGCCTTTTCAACAATTCCAATAATTTTCGCGATTGATGCGTTATCAAGGGTGATGTTCCCGCCCACAAATTTCTCGGCGTATTCTCTATCCGCATTAGATATGGCGGTTCCAGCACCAAGACCCTTTATCGACTCAAGAACAATTGGAGCTAGGGAAGACCTAAAAGCTTCAGTATTTGATACTTGATTATCAGTAAAGCCTAAGGCTGTTCCTATCTTTCTAATGGTTAGCTCAAGCGGGGCAGTGATGCCGGAGATAATCCCGCCCTCAAACTGTTGGCGTGCTACTCCGATATTGCGTATGGCGCTTGCGGCTGATTGAGCTACATCTGCACCTTCTATGAGAGACTTGGCAATACCTTGCTCTAGGGCTTTGCCTCCACCCATATCAATGTTGACGCCGCCACCGCCTATTCTTTTTATCTCTCCAGTTTGCAGGTTTCTTTGCTGCATCATGGGGATGCCGGTAGCAGGGTCGATAACGGGCTGGCCCGCCTGATTTACGACCGGCTCATCTACGAACATCTTGCCGGGCTTAATCTGGGTCTTAATCCATTCCCCCGGATTACTAAGCGCAGCAGCTTTCTGTTCCGGTGAAAGATTAGCACCTTCTATGGCCGATACAGCCGCATTGTACTGCTCAACTTCTCTCTGTTTCCCAGCAAGGGTAGCCTGCGTCAGCGCCATCTGATTAGGATCACGGGTCGCTTGAGCCTGTATAATGGAGCTCAGTCCTTTAGGCCCAATTACATTGTACTGCTCAAGGCTAGAGCCAACTTTTTCTAAGTTCCCCGGCGTCTTTGCCCAAGCGTCCAGAGCCTTGGCCTGCTCCATCTCACGCATCTGAGCCTGCATCTGCGCACTCATCAGAGCACCCTGACGGGCTTTGTAGATGTCGTTCTGGGCTCCGCTGCCAATGCCGCCAAGCTGGGCAAGATACTGAGCACGCTGTGAAGGAGACTGCTTCTGACCTGCGGCAAGAAGTGTGGCTCCAAGCTGGCCCAGTGTGGAGATCATCATGCGGCGCTCTTCATCAGGCGTGAAGCCGGAAGACGAAGGTCCACCAGATTGACCGCCACCAAGCAGACCTGAAAGACCAGAGCCTACGCCCTGCACCACATCACCTACTCCGCCGAGCAGACCACCGAAAAAACCTTCAGCCATTTTCAGCCTCCAAGAAGCCCTTTGATATAATAATCATTATACGGATTGCCTTCTTCATCGCGATAGGTTCGAGCCTTTAACTTGCTCAAGTCGCCACCAGCGAATTGGTCGGCATACTCCTGTGGAGCGCCCATATTAGCATACTGGTTCAGGAATTTAATCACGTTCATGTTTTCCGGCCCCTGCATAGGAGCAGGTTGCGCTTGGGCAGGCTGTGCTTGCATAGGTGCAGGAGGCATTTGCAGCTGTGGAGGTGTCTGTCCACCACGCTGAATAGGGGTCTGACCCATGCCTCTGGGGTCTTGGACGGACGACATGACGGTAGCGAGCAGTTCCCGGATCATCCGTTCCTGTTCTTTTTTGCTCATTGCCGCCATGTCGTTTATCCTTATTTGCGAAGTGCTACAGCTTCGTCGGAATGGTAGATGCCCTCACGGATCGCCGCTTCTGACTGCCCGCCATCCTTCACGCCGATCCAGTAGTACATGCCGGTCAGGTCAGGCTTGCGGTTCAGGCATTCCTGATAAATATCGTTGAGCCACTTGGGCGCATTATCAACATTATATACCATCTTACTCTCCTCATCATCCGCAGGATTGCGGAATTACAGTGTGGCTTAAAACTCTGGACCGGCGTTAACCGCAGCCTTTGCCGCAGCAGCTTTTGCAGCCTCGTTTTCAGCGTACAACAGTCCTTCAGCCGTCCCAGCCATCCCAGAATAAATGTCTGCTATTGGCGTCCCGCCGCTAAGAAGCCCCTGCCAATACTGCGCACCCGGCATGTCAATCTTGTCTCCCGGTCTGCCAATTTGGGTGTACCCTTGGATAATCCGTGGATCAATCCCGCCAGCAGCAAGGTTGTTGGTCACACCCGTTGTACCGCCAGTTGTCACACCCGCTGTCGTAGTTCCCAGCCCGCTGTTGGTGGATACCTTGTTGGCGTTGTTGAACTTTTGCAGGTCGCTAACCTCGATGCCGTCCTTCTTGTTCTGCGCATCAATGGACGCCTGCAACCATGCCGGAATGGTCGTCGAGCTGATGTCGAGGCGTGGTGTGGGCGACAGCGTTTGCTGGAATGTCCTTGGAATGTCTGCCGGGTTGAACGGCTGGATCATGCTGGGCAAAGCTGCCTGATACTGCATCTGCTGCTGGAATGGTGTCATTGCGGCTGCGGCTGGATTGCTCCCAAGGAAACCCTGCAACGACGGCGCACCCATTGCCGGTCCAGCTTGTGCGGCAGGCTGTGCGTATTGCGCCATCTGCTGAACATTGCCGCCCATAAGCTGGGAACCAAATGGAACGGTGCGGATGCCTTTTTGAAACTGTTGCACGACTGGGGTTTGAAATTCAGAAGAACCACGAATACCGGCTGTAATGTCGGCAATCGACGTTCCTCTTGCAAGCAGATCACCCCAGTATTTTGCACCAGCTGGGTCAACATCGCGGCCAAGCACGGTTCGAAAGATTGAATTGATTGTGTTGTAGTTGTCTGTGTTGGTTCCGCCCGGAACAACAGGAGGAATAACACCCGGAACAACAGGCGGCTTAACAACAGGAGGAATAACACCCGGAGTAACAGGCGGCTTAACAACAGGAGGTGTTGTGCCCAGCAAGCCCTGCGCTTCT